TTTCTAAAAATTGCAGATCTTCTTTTAAACCAGATTTTGAAAGATGATGTATGCCAATGACAGATGTTTCAAATCTTGTAGCAATCATCTGGGCATAGATTGAATATAACTGCCCTGTTTCATTGCTATTGGTTTGTGCCCCTATAAATGCTTGTAATGGATCTATAGATACCATAGCTAGATCTGGAATAGCTGACAGCCCATCAATAATATCGTAAGCCTCAGAAGTAATATGTAAGCCCTGATTTAGATCTTCTTTGATCAAAGTTAAGGGTTTGCCCAGTTCTGGCACAGAAATAATATAAACATCATACATTGAGTCTTTCCTGGTGTTATTTGGATCTAACATTTGGATCCTTCTGTGGATCTCAGCCACATCATCCTCAGCGACTAGCAAAACACAATTTCCAAATCTTTCTATTGGATTACCCAGGAAGGATCCTTCTCCCCTGGCACAATTAAAAGCTAAAGATAAATTTAGAAAACTTTTTCCAATGCCACCAGCACTTGCTATTAGGCCTGTCTTGGCTGACTCAATTAAATTTTTGACCAGCCAGGATCTCTTAGGAGGATTTGTATCAAATTGTCTTAATGAGATTGCTTTGATGTCAAAAGCAGAGATCATAAGTTGGCTTTTAACTTCTGCTAAACCATCTTCTTTATGTATATCGTTAAAATCATATCCAGGCTTATTTGGGATCTTTACATCAACATTGTTAATAGATGCCTGGATCTTTTTAGCTTGTTCTTGGCCCACAAAATGCTCATCATTATCAAAAGCAATGACAAATTTAGCCTGGGTATATTTACGAAGATTGGTTAAGCATTCCAATCCAAAGTTAGCCGAGAAAACACAAATGACAGGATTATCAGTTGCCTCAAATACAGAACAGCTTGTGGCAAGGCCCTCAGTAATTATGATCTTATCTAAATTAGAGATCTCATTAATGGTAAAACCTAAAGGAAAGAAGGATCCTTTGACTCTAGAGCCAGAAACAAATCTTTTAGTTCCATCTTTATAGATAGTTTGCATAGAGCATATTGGAAAATCAGGATCAGTAGTATCATGCAGAGGAATTGTTAAATTTCCATTTAGCTCTTTAAACCCATAATTTTTAACACCTTTTAATGTGAGATATTCATGTTCTTTAAGATCTTTAGTTTTTTGAAACCTAACTTGTACTTCCTTTGCAACTTCTCTGTAGTTCTCTTCCCTCCTTTCCTGTTGCTCTTTATACCTTTTATCTAATTCCTGTTTTATTTTTGCCTGTTCCTGGACAGACATATATTGTGTATCTACAGATGAAAATTTATAAGTTTCTCCTGTTCTCCAATTTCCATAATTGCAAAAAAAATTATCATTGCCATTGTCATAAAAAAAATACCAACCAGAAGCCTCTCCAGAACGATCTGGTCTGGTGTTGGGTGTTGCTTTAACTCTAACTCTATTAACTTCTCCAGAAGTGTCTAGGCTTACAACATCCAAGCCATTGTTATTCATCTCCTGTATTAGATCTGCAATAGATCTAGAAGATCCTTTGTAAGCTAAATGATCATTAGATCCAAGATCATCCCATATATTATTTATGTCCATCCATACCTCTATCAGCTAAGTTACTTTCGTAAGAGAGATAATGAGATAAGAAGATCTGAAAAAACATTTTTTTATCCATAGGATCCCATTGATGTAAGATCCAGGATCCATTTTTCTTTGCATAAGACTTGTAATTTTCTTTAACTTGTTTCAATGCATAATCAACTCCTTGTGGGTTAGAAACTGCATTGATCCCCAGGCTCTCCTTGTTTGCTATTCTCTCTTTAATTTTATCCATGTGTTTTATTGAGCATGATGCCCAAACTTTATCCTCTATCCTGACAAAAAATCCCCTTCCTGGCTTCAAACAATATCCACATAAGGAAGGAGATTTATGTCTATACATTAAAAGGGTATTTCCTCATCAAATCCATTTGGATCTGTTTTAGGAACAACTTTATCTAAACCACTATCTGAATTTGTAACCTCAACTTTTTCTGCTGTTACATTCATAGCTGGTTTATCTTCTTTTTGGAGCTCTCCCCAATTTTGCCCTTTGCTACCAGGTATAAGTTTTAAATACCCAGCATCATCTTTTTCTACTAAGCATGATAGCTCTCTACCCACTAAGCTAGTTTTAGGATCTCTAAGATCTGTAGCTCCTGTGTAGAACATCATTGCTTTGTAAGATGCTTTGCCATTTTCTACCATCCAATCTCTCATAGGTTTTCCATCTTTACCTGTGATTGTTGGATCATAGTCAGATTGAAAAGTTGCATCTAAAACTATTGGCTTTTCCATGTCGTTAGTACATTTCAAAGTGAAATAGATCTTTAATGCTTTCCAATCATTTTTACCTGATACTTGCCCATTTTCATCAGCATTATCATTACCATCTGCAATTCTGTTAAAAACTAAATTGTAAATGCCATTTGGTAAATTACCTGAGGATCCAGATACACTAGCCTCAGGTACTTCATTTTCATCAAAATCAAAAGGTATTCCCATTTTGACCTCCTTATTTATTTATTGTTAAAAAAAACAAAGATCCTAGATCCAGGGCTAACCTGGATCATAAGTATTAGGATCTTCGAGCCAATCTATAGAAGTATCAATCTCATGTTGTATGAGATCTAAACTTTTCATAGTTCCTGTAGGAAAATTAGTGTGCTGTTCATTCTCCATGTCCAATCCACCATTCTCCTTCCTAAAGCTATCAAGCTGATCAGAGATCTCCTTCAATAGCGTTATAAGATCTTCAACCATTAAGACTCTTTTTCAGAGGTATTAGCTTTCGCATTTTCTCTGATCATCTCAGAAATACTTTTCCAGGAGAAAGGCATTTCAGGTTTTAATTGATACCTGTTTTTAGCCAGGTAGGCCGCTTGTTCCTCACAGAAGATAGTACGATCTCCATTTAGAACTTTGGTCTGTGTGCCACCCTTACCAGCAGTTTGCACAGTACCTTTTTTATAAGCCATGTAAAAAACTGCATCTGAGTTTTCGATCAAAAGATCAGCGGCCTTTCTATGAAGTTTGATCTCCATACGATCATAGGCCTCTGTTACAGGATCCTCAAATCTTCGGATCAACACATGAGCCAAGTTGAGGATTGTCATACCCTTTTGATCTCTTAGAGCATTTGTAAGAGCAATGTATTCTCTCCAAATTTCTAAGGCCGCAGAGTAGCCTTTTCCATAAGCGGCCGCTCCTATATCTGCCCAATCATTTTCTTTACAAACATGATCCCAGATCAAAGGCTCTAACCAATCTGCACTATCTAAAACCAAACTTTTAAAAGTATGTTTTTCTTTTAGCAGAGTAGTAAGGCTCTCTTTTATTTCCAGCCAGGATTTTGCCAGGGGAAAATGATCCACTTGCAATGTTCCAAGGCCATCCTCAGTAAGAAGGAAAATTGGGTTTTCGAGGGTAGCCCCAAAACTCGACTTTCCAATTCCAGCAGGGCCATAAGCTAAAATTCTAGGAGCTTTGACCACACTTTTTTTTCTTATATTTTCTAACGACATAAATTAATCTCCTTTAGTCTTAATGTTAGTTTCTAAAGTAACAGTTCCTCCTTCCACGATTTTTTTCCCTGGATTGAGGTTTTGTAACTTCTCGTAAAACAGCTCATGGAGTTCCATAATCTGTTGCATTGATTGAGTAATGATTACTGCTTGTTGATATTTACCCTCAAGCTCATTTCTCTGTTGTAGATTGATTAAAAGTTTCTCCATCACTCCTTTTGTTTCAGGATCAAGATCTCTCTCATACCATTCTATTTTGCTTCCATCTTCTTGAACTGCTGTAAAGCAAGGCTCATCCCAACTTCTGCTCAATTTTGGATTTTCATCCAATAATTTCTTTGTCATATCCACCTCTCTGTTTTTCATAGATTTTATTAGTTTTGCAATGTGGCTTGTAATTACAAAAGCGACAATGCTCTCCAGGCACAAACTTTGGATCATCTTCAAAACATGCCTCAGCTTGTGGTTTTAAAACACCATAACCCCAATCGACTAAATGCTCTGCTGTGGTTTCTACTGTTTTAATCTTTTTTTTACTGCTTGAAGAATTTGGCTGAACGATTGTTAGTTCAATAATTGTTTCAGGATCATCTGAATACTTTGCTAATGCTCCTAAACCATAAATTTTTAATTGTGAGTTGTTTTCTGCCTCTACATTCCATCTGCCATTTTTATAATCAATAACAGCTATTCTATCTTTGCCAATAATGATTGCATCAGAAGTACCCCAAACTGCCTCGTGGATCTCAGTACATTCAATTTGCTCTTCTATTAACAATCTGCCCTGGAGCTCCTCAGTCCTTTTTTTTACATACTCAACATAAAAAAGAGCACTATCATAATTGTTAGGAGATACTGTAATGATCTCTCCTTCTAATTCTATTTCCTGACCTACCCAATATTTTTTTGGATCTGTATCTTTAAATCTACCTTTAAGGATCATCTCAGAAATGTTATGCACTATAGTTCCCTCGACAGCGGCCCTAGATGTTTCCCCTGGGTAATCAGCAGATTTTTTAGGCGAGGCTGGACAAACACTCCACCTGGAATGAGCAGAAGGCCCCAAAATACTATGTTTAGATGGCAATATTTTTTCTCCACTTATTTATTAGTTTCTCCCATGGTGTTATTGCTTAGATATTCCTCTATATCTTTGATCCTGTATCTGACAGATCCTCCAATATTTACCCACTTAGGGCCTTTAGGATTTTTTGGTGTGCTTTGAGATCTCCAACAGTTTAAAGTATTAGGGCTAACACCAAGAATTTTAGATACCTCTTTGGTATCTACACATTTGAGATCTTCCATTAATAATTCCATCTTAAAAATAAAGACACATTATGAGGTATAACTGCATTGAAAGTAAATATATGCAGTACAATTAGATCCTAAAAGTTTTTTAGATAGTCTTACTATCTAAGATTGTAATTAAAACTTAAAACAGATCTAAACTAGATCTAGGAGATATAAAATGGATATTGATAAACAGATGGAAGAGGCTCACGAAATTGTTGATAAGGCAAGTACATTCCAAGTAGGAGGAGATCATTACAAAAGATTAATGATAGAGCCTATAGATTTTATTGTGCAAAATGATCTACCTTATGCATTAGGCAATGTTATTAAATATGTTTGCAGATCTAGGGATCCAAAACGAAGAGCATTTCATGTGCAAGATATTAAAAAGGCAATTCATTACCTGGAGCTACATTTAGAGA